GGTGATTTTTATATTTATTATGAAAAGGTTGCATTAACTGAGACAGAAATAGATGAGATTAAAGTAGCTAAAAGTAAAGTAGTTAGTACGGAAGCATTTAAGAGTGGTCCACCTTGTTTAAATAAATTAGCTGAGGAAGGGTTTGGCGAAGGATCGCGTAACAATGCTTTGTTTAATATTGCGGTCTATCACAAGCAGTCTTCGCCGGACAATTGGCAAGACGCTGTCTCAGAATCTAATCACAAGTTTTTTAATCCACCCTTACCTTTTAAAGAAGTAAATGATTTAATTGGTTCTATTGGTAAACGTGGTTACGATAAATATAGATGTAAAGATCAACCTATTTGTGGGGTGTGTAAGCCCGCTTTATGTAGAACTAAAAAGTTTGGTGTTGGTGGTGATGATGAGCAAATGGAACCTATGAAAGATTTACAAAAGTATTGCTCTGAACCGGCAACTTGGATGTTAACTGTTGGTGATAAACGGGTGCAATTAAAAAGTGAGCAATTACATAGCCCCAGTTTATTTGCGGTTGCAGTTATGGAGCAGGCTAACTTAGTAGTACCTATTCTAAAAGGTAAGGATTGGCGTGAAGTTTATTTAAAACCTTTGTTTGCTGGTGAAGTAACTGAGATTGAACCATTAGAATCATTACAACCTAAAAAAGAGTTAAGACAATTATTATTACAATACACTATGAATAGAACTAGAACCACGAAGATGGAGGAACTAATTAACGGTAAGTGTTATGTAAATACTGAAGAAGGCCATGCTATATTTCAAGTTGGTTCTTTCTTAAATTTTCTAAAAAAGAATGCTTGGGATATGGATAAAAAAGTTACCGGTAAATTGTTACAAGAGTTAGATCTTTACGACCAAGAAGTCAGACCAACAGTTTTAACTAAAGACGGTCAAAAAAGACCACGTTGTATACAAGTTAAGTTAGGTGATTTTGAAGATGGTGCGGTTCAAGTTGACACAGTTTACAATGAGGCTCCTTTTTAATGAAGTGCTGGTCTTGCAATCATGAACTTATTTGGGGTGGTGATCACGAAACTGAATGGGAAGAGAATGATGAAGAAGAGCATATGATTATGACTAATTTATCCTGTCCAAATTGTGAAGCATTTGTATTAGTGCATCACGGTAAGGTAGAAAGATGAAAACAATTATTTTAGGACCTCCAGGTACCGGTAAAACATACGCCTTACTAGAGTTGGTTGAAAAAGCCATTGCGTCTGGTATCAACACAAGAAATATTGGTTACTTTACTTTTACTAAAGATGCCGCGCGGGTAGCTAAGAAGAGAGCTATGTCTAGTTTTAAGTTAGATGAAGATGAGTTTCCTTTTTTTAGAACCTTGCATTCGTTGGCTTATGGTCAAGCAAAATTAAAAAAAGAACGTGTTGTTGGCACTGCAGATTATAAAGATTTTGGTTTTAAGAACGGGTTGACTATTAAACGCGCTGCTCACAGTAACGCTGATGGATTGTTTGATTCAGACAACGCTTATTTAAGTTTAATTAACAAAGCTAGGGTCTCTATGGTCGATGTAATGACTATTTACGACCGCAATGAGCACCTAGTGGACGTAGAGAGGGATGTTTTATACCTCCTGGACCAGGAATATACTAAATTTAAGCGCGACAAGGGTATGTATGACTACAATGACATGCTGCAAAAGTTTGTTGACCAAGACTTAAGTCCAAAATTTGAGATTTTATTTATTGACGAAGCCCAGGATCTAAGTCCATTGCAATGGGCCATGGTAAGAAAGATGTGGGGCAATTCAGATAAAACTTATATTGCTGGTGACGATGATCAAGCAATTTTTAAATGGGCTGGTGCTGATGTAGATCATTTTATTGCATTGAAAGATCAAGTTGATCACATAAAAGTATTAGATCGATCTTATCGCGTACCACCTGGACCAATATTTAATCTAGCTCAAAGCATACGATCAAGAATTACAAATAAATATAATAAAGAGTACAAACCAAAAGAAGGTCAGTCCGGTGAACTTAATTATCATAGCGATGTTACCGACGTTGATATGTCAGAGGGTGAGTGGCTTGTATTAGGAACAGCGCATCATTTCTTTGAAGCTATCGGTGAGCATTGTGAAGACAATGGGTGGTACTATCGAAAATCAAAAGGCAAGAACGCGGTGCCGGTAGAACTAGTCCAGGCCATTGAGCGTTGGGAACAGTGGCGCAAAGGTGGTGCCATTGAAGCAATTTTAATTAAAAATATATATAACTACTTGGGAAATAATGTTACTATGGGATATAGAAAGGCGAATACTTTAAATAAAGAAAAGATGTATACACAAGAAGAATGTATCGCGGAACACGGATTAAAAACCAACGCTGTTTGGTATAAAGCTTTTGATGAGCTAGATTATTTTACTGAAAGTTATATAAGAGCAATGTTAGCACGTGGAGAAAATATTAGAGAGACGCCAAGAATTATTTTTAAATCTATTCACGCAGCTAAAGGCGGTGAAGCAGACAACGTTTTATTAATGCCTGATATAACTAAAGCAAGTTTAGATGCAGCCGAACATGATCCGGATGATTCACATAGACTATTTTATGTAGCAGTAACTCGAGCAAAGAAAACATTAAATATTATTGAACCATTAAATTACGAAAGAAGTTATCCTTATGTTTAAGAAAAAATTAGAAGGCTTTGTAGAAAAGTTTGATCCGGTAGATTATCCAGAGCACTATAACAAAGGTAAGGTACAATGTATTGATGCTATCAAATCATGCCAAGGTGCTGGTTTTAAATACTATTTACAAGGCTCAGCTTTAAAATATATTTGGCGCCATGAGCACAAAGGTAAACCAATTGAAGATCTAGACAAAGCCATTTGGTTTTTAAATAAATTAAAAGAGGAGTACAAATGAGACCTTTACAATTACCGATGAACTTTAGTCCGGAAACGGAATGGGTAGTACCAGCTATGCCGGATCTATCACAACACGAAGAAATTGCAATCGATTTAGAAACTAGAGATCCTAATCTAATGACTAAAGGTTCTGGATCAGTACGTAAAGATGGCGAGGTGGTAGGTTTTGCGGTAGCAGTAGAAGGTTGGAAAGGTTATTTTCCGATAGCTCACGAAGGTCAAGGTAATATTGATAGAGCTATTGTTATTGATTGGATGCAGGAAGTTTTAAATACACCAGCAACAAAAGTTTTTCACAACGCGATGTACGATGTGTCGTGGTTACGGTCAATGAACTTTAATATTAATGGTACGATTGTTGACACTATGATTGCCGGAAGTTTAGTAAACGAAAATAGATTTAGTTTTACACTTGATTCTATTTCCAAAGAATACATTGGTATGGGCAAGAATGAAAACGTTTTAAAAGACGCAGCGAAACTTTGGGGTGTTGATCCTAAAGCCGAGATGTGGCGGTTGCCAGCGTTAGTGGTGGGTGAGTACGCAGAGCGTGATGCTGAAATAACTTTAAAGTTATGGCAAGCAATGAAGCACGAATTGACACAACAAGATTTATGGGAAGTGTTTAACCTGGAGACAGATTTATTTCCATGCTTAGTTGATATGAAGTTTAAAGGTGTACCGGTTGATTTAATACGTGCCGATAACATTAAAAAAGATTTTGTAAAACAAGAACAAGCTATTTTACACAAGGTTAATAAAGAAGCTGGGTTTGAAGTAGAGATATGGGCAGCGGCTTCCATTCAAAAAGCATTTGATAAATTAAAGTTACCTTACGATCGCACCGACAAAGGGGCACCAAGTTTTACAAAAGGTTTTTTAGCTTCCCATCCGGAAGGGACGTTGGCTAGAAGCATTGCGGAGGCGCGTGAACTTAACAAAGCGCATACAACTTTCATTGATACTATAATTAAACATGAGTATAACGGTAGGATTCATAGTGATATTAACCAAATACGATCAGATTCAGGTGGTACTGTAACTGGTCGTTTCAGCTACAGTAATCCGAACTTACAACAGATTCCCGCAAGACACAAGACTATTGGTCCAATGATTAGATCTATTTTTGTACCGGAACGTGGTTGTACCTGGGGTTGTTTTGACTACTCGCAACAGGAACCGCGGATCGTGGTTCACTTCTCTTCGCTATTAAAGTTAGAAGGTTCAAGTATGATTGTTGATTTATATCGAAAAGGCGAAGCCGATTTCCATCAGATGATTGCGGACATGGCTGGCATTGAACGGAAGCAAGCAAAAACTATTAACTTAGGTTTAATGTATGGTATGGGTAAAAATAAATTGATGGGTGAGCTAGGTCTGTTAAAAGACGCTGCCGAAAAATTAATTCAAACTTACAACGCTAAAGCACCATTTGTAAAAATGTTAACTGAAGCGGTAATGCGTCGGGCCGAAGACAGTGGGAAGATTAGAACTATTGGTGGTCGGTTGTGTCATTTTGACATGTGGGAATCAAAAACATTTGGTATTAATAAACCATTAAAATACGATGATGCCATTCGGGAGCACGGACCGGGGATGATTAAACGTGCGTTTACATACAAAGCTTTAAATAAATTAATCCAAGGTAGTGCTGCGGACATGACTAAGCGCGCCATGTTGTCTTTATATAAAGCAGGGCATGTTCCACATATACAAATACATGATGAATTAGATTTTTCAGTTAAGTCGCCTGAACAAGCTGCAGAAATTATTGATATAATGGAATCAGCAGTACAGTTGGAAGTACCCAATAAGGTTGATTATGAGATAGGTGATAACTGGGGTGAGATTAAAGGTTAAATGTCTGACTTGTAGAGATATTTACAAATCAGACACATAAAGGTGAAGAACTTATTAAAATAAAGTAAAATAAGCTATTGTCAAATGAAATAAAATGACTATATTATCCCATAGTATAACACAACAAGGAGAAATAAATGCCTGATATAAGTAAATTTAAATCGGTTTCTGTGTCCACAAGTACACATAACCAATTGGAATCATTGGCTAAAACACGTTTTGAAGTTCCGGTCAGTATACAAAAAGTTATAGATTTTTTGTTAACTAAAGAAATGAAAAAAAGTGCAAAAAGAAAAGTTAGTTAAAACAATTTGCCCACGCTGTAATGGTAATGGCTATATTCGGATTAGTCCGGTAGTTGCTACTGTGGGGGACACCAGTGTAGAATGTGATTGTCCTATGTGTGAAAATCAATTTGATCACATAGGTATGAGAATGTCTACGCATAACGGTTATGTTATGTTGCCGTTAGATCAAACTAGATTAAATATAGAAGGCGGCAGAGAATCAAAAATTAAATGGTCAGGGGAAACCTTGCCGGAAGTGGGGAAAGAATAAATGACTATAAAAATAAAAGAAGAAACAAGAGAAATAATTAAACAAAAAAGTAAAGCAGGTAGAACCGGAAAGTCTTTAGCAGAAGAATATAAAGTTTCACCTTCAACTATTACTTACATACTTGATCCAACACAAAAAGAAAAAAGTATGAAAAGACAAGTAAAAAATAAAACTGTTTTTACACGGGCTATACATAATTTTGTTAATAGAAGTTATATACCTCCAAGAGAAACAAAAGATAGTGAGCGACCAGAAAGACAATTATATTTTATGGCTAGAGGTTACTTTCAAAATAAAAAAGGAAAAGACAATATGACAGCACTAGAATTAGCAAGAAAAGTATTATGGCCACATGATGGCAAAGACAAAAATGGAAATGAATATCCATATGTTAGTTGTGCTATCACAGGTAAAATAGGCTCAGTAATGGCTAAAAATAAATCACCTGATAGAATTACTTTAGACCATATAGTATCTAAAGCTAAGGACGGACCTAATTGTTTACAAACTAATATGCAACCATTGTTGCAAGTTATTAATGAAATGAAACAAGAACACTTAGAAAGTGATTTTTTTACAATGATAAAATGGATTGTAGATGGTCCTAAGTATAAAGAATGGGAGGAAAAATTAAATGGAACCGGAGGATGAATACGGATGGTAGTAAGATATAAAATGGATGCTTTAGATTCTAAAGACTTTGCTTTTTTACAAGAATATATAACCGATGATCCAAGTATAGCTTGGCAAAGGTTTCCTATGTATAGTTTTTTGCCAAAGGACGAACCAGCTGAAAACCATATTGAAAAAATATTACGCGCAATTACACCGGGTAAGGAACACATTGAGTATTGGTTTCGTTGGAATGATCAATCAGATTGGCATGTTGATGGAGATGAAATTTTGTTTAAACAAAAAATGAAACCCGATCAAGCAATATTAGATAAAAAAGATCAACTGGATTATAATCCTGAAGACCCAAATTCTAGTCGAATAGCAAAAACTACAAACATCCTTTACATAAGTATACAGAATATTATTGGTGGTGAATTACAAATATGTACTTCACATCCATGGGACGGCAAATATATTTTAAATAATAAACACGAACCGCCG